CTTTTATTGGAGTATAGCCATCTTCTCCCTTGTCACCCTTGTCTCCCTTGTCTCCCTTGTCTCCTTTGTCTCCCTTGTCTCCTTTAAGATTGACGTATTGGTAAGTTGTTTCCCCTTCTATACGAATACCCAGTTGGGTACCGTTCCAGTGGAATTCTAAGCTTTTACCATCTTTACCATCAAAATAGTCGATACCTTTTATTGGAGTATAGCCATCTTCTCCCTTGTCTCCTTTATCGCCTTTATCACCTTTATCACCTTTTTCACCCCGTTCACCTTGCGGGCCTCTCTCTCCTTGTATACCCCGCTCACCCTGTGGCCCTTGTGGTCCTTGTGGCCCTTGTGGCCCTTGTGGCCCTTGTGGTCCTTGTGGCCCTTGTGGCCCGACAAAATCTCCATTATCCAGCTTGCGTTGCACTTCGGCGGCTATGTCCTGCGCCCTCTGTGTAGCTTCTTTTGTATCTTCCAGGGCTTGTACCAACATCGGAAACTCGTTACTGCTTGCGATTGTCTTATCATCCAAAATCGGAGACCTTACATAAAACCTAAATCTTGGCGACGTCAGCACCTTTGTATCCTGTAGCACTCTCACCTCGGCATATACTATGCCTGGCACCGCTATAGTGTTAGATGCAAGGGTACACCTAATACTATCGCCGTCTATTACAACTCCATTTGTCTTGTCTTGTACCACAGTAGTCCCATCCGGCTTGGCAAATGCTATCTCCACATCAAGACCCTCTAGCGGGTAAGGTTGTCCATCATCCTCTAGTTTTATATTATAGATGTTAGTTTTATAGTCGCCGACAACCACCTCATAAAGAGGCACTTGAGAGGATTTCTTTATATCAAGTGTTATGTCAAATTCTTTTAGTTTCATCATTTCTTCCCCCTACAAAAAATTTCATTTGTTACTTACGACGCATTTTAGACCTAAGCCGTCTTATTTCCATCTACCTATTGCCACAAGGTTGACTTCTTCCTGCTCCTATGAAGCCGACTTTTTCTGGAATGCTATTCATTTCCTACACCTCCTGAAAAGCATAAAAAATACACCTTTATTAGGTGTTACGTAATAATTCTTATGCGTATTGGCTTATAATATATTTTTTATCTTCTTTTGTGATTTTCCCTTGTTCAATAAGCATATCTAATTGTTCCTCCGTAACTCTTCCTAATTCATATTGTATTCTTAAAAACTCAATCATTTATACCACCTTCTATATCACTAAAAATTCTCTCTAGCTCTAATAGTTCTAACGCTTCAACCCTTTCTTCTAGGCTAGGCTTTTTAGTTTTTCTCTTTTCTTCTTCAATCTCTTTCTTGGTCTTCCATTTAATCTTGGCCATTATCTATCACCTCAAATAAGTGTTTTTCATCTTCTCCATAGAATCTAATTACTGTTACATTTACTACATTTCCTGTTTTTTCTGCAGTTACCACTGGATTAACTGGTAGTTCTTCTGCAATAATTTCTTCTGCTCTGCCTTCCTCAAGTCCTGTAAAGTCAAATATTTCTTCTATTTCTCCTATTTTTACAGTCAATACATCATTATTAATAATATATTCTGCTTTAATATCTGCTCTTTGTGGTGTCTCTATTAGATTAATCATTATTTCCACCTCCCGATTACTGTAACCATTAAATCCACTTCTCTGGTTGTTGCTGTCCCTCGGTCATATGCAACTCGTACAGTACAACCCGTCCCATCCTCTCTAGGGGTAGCACTGAAACCAGTTATATGTGGATTATCAACAATAACTTCCGCTCCAGGTCCCTCATAGGCAAGCGTAGATGAGACTGAGAAGGATACATTTTTATTTGCCTGTCTCCTATTCCCATAAGACCTAATAGCTGCCGGGTAAACAAATGAGATGGCTTGAAATTCTGTTTGATAGTTAATAGGTTTTGTCATATAGCAAATTATAGTTCCATCGTCAAATTTTATATATCTACCATTTACGTTTTCTCCACTTTCGGTTATGTGCTTAGACGCATTTTCTGCCTGATGCGTCATAAAATCTTTCAGATTCGGCAGGACGGTAAACAGACTTGTTATGTTTTCCAGCACCAGTCCATTTAAAGATACCCTATATAAGACAAAGTCTCTCTGAGTGCCCCCAGTTGATAGATCCTCCTGTATTATATCCGGATCCGTTGCTGTTTCTCCCGGTGTCCCTTTTACTACTTCCAAGGTTATACTTTCTATTCCAGTAGTTGTGTTTTTTTGATATCTAGCAACTATAAGATCATTTCTTTTTTCTCCAGGTGTTCCGTTGTCGATTGTAACTTCTTCATAGTCATTAGCTCTTATCCTTGCTTGATGTCCTTGTATTACTAAGTCGCCATCCATGATCCTAACTGTGTTGTTGTCAATAATAGTCGCTGCAAATTTATTTCCGACATCTAAAACATAATCGCCTTGCCCAAATATTCCACGATATAAACTGGCATCATCCGCACTTGTGACATGATTTTCTCCTGTATATCCTGTGATAATTTCCATCTAACTAATCACCAACCTTATACTCAATTTTGGTAATGCCATTATTAATTCTTACAATCTTTTGTGTTATGGGCCTTGATACATATAGCCCTGTAATTTTCTCTCTACCGGCTATAACATCGCCCAGCTCTAATTCCATATCCTCTATATTTACCTCCACCCTTTGGCTATTTAATAATTCCTGCAGCCTTCTGACCCCATTATCTTTAAGTTCTTGTAGACTTTCAGCATTTGGATAATCAAAAATATCTACTATCTCATCAATCCCAAAGTAATATTGAGTTGAGCCGATATTTCCGTTTTCGTCTACATAGAGATCCACCACTTGCCTTGCTGACAACTCACCGCTGCCTAAACATATTAGATGATTGACCCCGCCCCTGTTATCCTCTGCAATGAAGTTAATTTTGTTATCCTGGGAAAATTCAATTTCGTCTGAATAATCTATGACAGGTTCAGCGCCAAGCTCTATATATCCGTTTTTATATCTTATTTTGAGTCTTGCATCTGCAGTTTTGAGCATTGCATTTATTCCGCTGAGCAGGTCAGTATATCGGTTAAATCTATAGGTATTAATGATTATATCTGTTGTATCTGGCACAACGAACAAGTTATTTAAATCCACATAATCAATGAGCTCTGCTATTATCTCATTTGCTTCACCTGATACAATGTAATAATCATCCCCAGGCAATGGCCTGATAATCTTTTTGCTTAAAATCCCTCTCCAAGTTCTGCCACTATAATAGATTTTTAAATTCCTAGTGTCAGCTTTTACACTGTCAATTATTCCTCCGTATTCAGTATTTTCGATATAAAACATGTCTGTATGTTTAAGAACATTGTTGTAGATACCAACTGTTATTTGGAAATCATTAGTCTTCCCACAATCCAGGTCCAAATAATAATTTAGGAGTACGCCTTTTTCGATCCCGTTTTTGTCCATGTAAATCAAATCCATGCAGGCTCACTCCTTTCATAGAATAGAGTTAGATCAAAGCTAAATTCCTTGCTCCATGAAACCGGATTCTGTCCTTGCTCTATCAACTTAAAAACTGAATATTCTTTGCTTCGCCTATGAAATTCATTAATTTTTTCACCGTTGATTTTAGTCTTAATAATTGTTTTTAGTGCGCTATTTATTGTTAAATACTCTCCTGACAACAGATCAGTATAAATTGTATAGGGATGGCCCTTGATAAAAACAGTAGGATTCAAAGCTGGCCCGTAAATAACTAACTCAAAATTGCTGTCTGTGTAGTGGTTGTTCGTTATACTTCGGATAAACAAACCGTTTGAATAGTCATAAGGATACCCGTATGGATAAAAACTTTCACCAGTTATGTTTTCAATGTAAAAGTGATAAGTGGTTTCCTTTATCCATACGGGCGTATCAGTTACCACTTTAATTTCCTTGGCCAAGTAATTCCCTTGCTTATAATACTCCGAAATAGTGCCCTCTACGATATAACAACTTAGATAATAATCCCCTATCCACAACTTACCAGGTGTATTCGCCAGTACATCTTTTTCAAATACTTCAAATACCTTGTTTTTTCTTTCGTTAGCCTCTTCCTCTGTTTTTCCGTATATAGATATAATCATTTTGCGTTCCTGCACTTCACGCCTGAAATTCCCTATGTGTCCAAAGTCCGTATCATATTGCCATGTGTAGTCAAACAGGTTGGTGTCGCTGATAAAAAGTTCTCTACTTCCAAATTCAATCTTCTCGTTCTGATTGTTTTTATATATTATTGGTCTATGCAAACTGTCTCACCAACCTTCCAAGCTCCCGATCGTGCCATTCGAACCTGACGCCATCAGTGAGAGCCTTAACAATTATTCTATACAACCTTTCTTCCTGCTCTCTGGTGTTCAGGGAGCTTATTCCAACATCTAGTGCATCCGGAGCCGATAGTGCAAGTTCTGATTTTAGTGTGCCTGTGGTTAGACTTGCAAGTTCCTCCATCGCAGCAGTAACCGGCTTGACATTATCCTCAATGCCTTCTGCTAATCCAGCAGGCAGCCATTTACCTACATCATCGGCAAATAACTTGGAAGGAGAGCCTATCCCGAAAAAGCCCTTCACGCTGTTGACTATTCCTTGTGCCCAGCCTTTGATCTGATT